GTTAGACGTTAGTACGTTGCCTGTTGTGCCCGGAGCCACTACTTGGAAAGCCGAAGTTCCGTTTCCAAGCAGTACGTTGTTTGCCGTGAACGTAGCCGCTCCAGTGCCCCCAGAAGCCACTCCAATTGCGTTGGTTGCGCTGATTGTGTTAGCCGTTAGGGTTGTGCCGTTGAACGTCAGGTTGGCCGATCCAGCAACGCTCCCGCTGCTGTTGTACAGGATCTGCGTGGTTGATGATGTTCCAATACCACCGCCCTTCTGGGCCAACAACTGCACAACGCCAGCACTGTCTTTGTAATACAACTTGCCGTCAGCGGTGTTGATGTTGATCGCCAACTCACCACTGACTAGGTTTGCCGCAAGAGGTACGGCAGACGCCGTTGCGCTGTAGTACAGCGATATTGGGGTGTAATTAGTCTGTGCCATGATTTACCTCAGAATGTCCCGCCGGTTACGCCGTATGCAGTCCCGGTCCCGCCTCGATTGGTTGCAACAATAACCCCATTCCATGTCGCTGACGTAATTGATCCCGGATAATCAAACGTATTTGTTGACCAAGACACGTTACTAGGTGATTGATCGTGCCGGTCCCACGTTCCCGCGGCCGTTCCGTTTGCAGTCAATACAACCGTTGTATACCCGCCAGACGGAACTGAAACAACTAACGTGCTTGAGTTGTTGTTAACCGTGATCGCGCCAGAACTCTGGTTGTTGTTAAACGAAAAAATTGTTCCCAACGGCAGAGTTGTTGCATCCGGCAACTTAATGATCTGTCCGCCAGATCCACTAATCAGGTAAACCGGCGTAGACGCAACCGTCAACGTGATCAGGGTTCCCGACGCTGCTACGGTTGTAAACCCGTTGAAGTACGCATTGGCCGTGATGTTATTGTTGGCATCCCGTAACGCTACCGAATTGGCCCCGCTTGATGCCGTTACCCCAGTCCCTCCGTTAGCCACCGCTAAGGTCCCGGCCAACGTAATAGCGCCTGAAGTAGCACCGCTCGGAGTCAACCCGGTTGTCCCACCGCTAAAGGTAGTCACGCCACCGCCACCGGCCGAAGCCGCCCAAACAGCAGTTCCGCCGCTGACCGTCAGCACATATCCGTTAGTGCCAATCCCTAATCTTGTTGCGCTGTTAGCCCCGTTCCCAACAATCAGATCACCCGTAGACGTTATCGGGGAAAGGGCATTAAACGCCGCGCCTGCCGTTGTTTGGCCAGTGCCACCGTTGGCTACATTCAGGGTTCCAGCGAGCGTTACAGCGCCTGCGGTGGCCGTTGCAGGGGTCAATCCTGTTGTTCCGCCGCTCAGTGTCGTAACCCCACCGGCAGTTCCGTTGCTCGCAGCAGTAATTTGACCCTGAGCATTGACCGTTATATTGGCCAACGTGTAACTGCCAGCCGTGACCGCTGTGTTGGCTATCGAGATAGTCCCGGTCGTCGTTATCGGGCCGCCGGTCAACCCGGTTCCGGTCGCTACCGATGTAACTCCACCGGAGAGCCCAATAGCGTTTGTAGTTGTCCTTACGGTCTGCCCGTTCTGGACAATCGGTACAATCTCGCTACCAGTAAGAGCACCGGCTGCAGGTAAATTTGTTATCGTTACTTGTGCTGACATTACTCTTGGCTCGGTGGACTTGGCGCAATTGTATCCAAATTGCCGTTAGTCGTAGGCACCTGTGAATTGCCTTCCAACGAAATCTGAAATTGATTGCTACCCTCGGTCATTAGGTAATCATCGTTCGCAGCCACACTCACATCTGGGCGCGGAAATCTAATCGTAATCCGCTCAGTCTTCCTTGCAGGCAACCGATACGGATCAAACTGGTCAGCACAACCAGTATCGCAAACCTGCAACCCCGGAAAGTTTGGATCCGGTCTCAAAACCGAATGCGGATACTTCATCTTGCAACGGTCGCAGATTGCGATTGCAATGTCAGAGTAACCACGAGTGTCTAGGAAGCGTGGCATTTATCTAGAATATACAGAAATATTTGGGGCAAAGTAGATTGGCGACTTGTCGCGCTCCTCCGCCTCGGCTTGGCCTAAATACTTCTCAGCCTGCGCCTCAAGGTACTGAACGCGCTCTAACGGCACTCCCGGTAACTCTAGGCTCATGCGGTGAGCCAGCATCATCACCGTAGCCTCATACCATCTCTGGGGCACTTCCAATTCATCCGTCAGCGCACCAACGTCGTCAATCTGACGCGAGTACCACACAGTCATCTGCACAAACGGATCGCTTGGGACCGGCCATAGGTACATCTTGGACTGCGGGATCGTGCGATTGAACCAAAACTGGAACGGCTGGTTGGCCGTAAAGTTCTTGTTCGGCAGGTTGGTGTAGTCGTCCCTGTTGAGACGCGCCATCGTGATCTCAGTTGAGTTATTCCCGAAGAACAACTCCCGCAGGCTCAACGTTCCAGAGATGGCACGGATGCGGTAGTACGGGACCGTGTAGCCCGGATCAATGTCGTACCAGAGCCACTCGTTGTCAACCCAAACCGTTGGCCCCGGCGCAGAGATGGTTTTCCATGTAGTTCCGTCAGAGGAACACTCAAATACCACATTGAACGTGCCAGAAACGCCCGGCAGGACGCCGATTGAACCGATATAGACCGAGGATCCATAGTTAACCGAAATGTTCCCTGCAGCAGTTGTCTGCGTGCAGATTGTGTCTATGTTGCCGTCAAAGGCATTCTCAACTACTCCGCCGGCGCTGCTTGAGTACGCCCCCGATGGCCTTGCCATCTTGCGATACAAGGCTTGCAATACGTCGTTTCCGCCAACAGGAAGGTCGTAGATGTACTGGTCCGCTTTCAGGCCGTACACTTTCTTTACAATCGCCCAATACTGAATCCCAATGTTGATGAGGTTGGACAACAAGAAGAACAACGACTCACGAGCAGACGTTACCTGCTCGGACGTCAGTTCTTCCGCAAGTTTACCGGCCCGGCGTGCTCCGTGGTCAATCAACTTTTGAACGTTGATGACCGTCGTGCCGACTGTTCCGCTATACGCCATAGATCACCAACCCGGACAATTCCAACGTTGCATCGAGGCTCGTGACCGGCTTCCTTTCTCACTCTTTTCCGCTACTGGCCCCATTCGGGCACAGAACGAATCGCGCCTTGAACCACCTTCGGGTTGCGGCGCTTTGAGATGAGATCCGGTCTCACTATTATACTTTGCTCTGCCCTTTGCCGTAAGCCCTGCACCTTTATCCGCAGGCAATTTTTCACCGCGGCCAATTGCAAGACTCGGACCGCCATCCTTCATCTTTGCGGTCTTGGCAGATTCTTTGAAGGCTTGCGCGGTCGGAGCGCCCGGTGATCCGGGTTTACGCATTCTTTCATCGCTGCCCTCGGCTATTCTCTTCCTCTTGGCTGCAATGTTGGCGTACAAACCACCGCCTTTCATTCCTTTATCTGCCTCAGCAAAATCCTTGCCGACAGACGTTGGAATGCCAACCTTCTTGGCAAACTTGGGGTTGTGCGCTACCGCTTCCATCAAACGGTGCTGGGCTGGTGATTTAGACGGCATTTTTGTTTAACCTACTAATTGATTTGAGCCGCTTGAAACGCCGCCACAACCTCTGGAGTCCACGCTGCGTTACAGATAGCCTGTACGTTTGCTGGTGCGCCGCTGATGTCTTGACCGGGAGTCAGGCTTGAACGATGATAGGTTTTGCTAAGTTCTACGCCGTCTTCAAGAATACGTGTTGCCTCGCGGAACAGAACGATTCCGTTCTCGGTGACTGTGATTTGGTCTACGACAGTTGATTTGTTAAGTGACATAATAATTTCCTTTGAAAAATATTCGACTACACTAATCTAGTGTAGTTAAGCAACCTCATAAAACCCCGTGTATCTTTGACTTGAATTTGTTGCGGCAAACTGTGTTCCAGTAACCAATGTGGATGCACTTGCAGCCGTGTTTTGAGCAAGAGTTATTTGGGTTGCATTAGAATCAACAGTTGCAGACCATCTTTTTGTAGAATCAAAAGTTACATAAAGCAAATCAGCCAAAAGAGGTGTGCGACTATTATAGTAACTTCTAGAGGTAAACGGCAGTCCAGTAATTGTATAATTACCAACGGGTTGAGAGCCATTGCCAACTTCAATTTGAATGTCTATCCAAACATATCTTCCAATTTTTGTATATCTACCCGGTTCCCCGTTTACAGTTCCGCTCGTTGACCCGCGTAAAACCGGAGTAAAAGTCCCTTCTTCGTAATCATCTAGTGTATTCGCATCAGTTGACGGGGATTGGGTTGCAGGAAACGTAATTCCAGACCCGCTAGTACTAGGAGTCGCTCCACCGACACCAATAGTCGTTGATGCCGTTACCCGCGTCCCGTCAGTCGTAAAACCTGAAATTCCACCAAAAGCACCAGCATTGTTGTACTGAACTTGAGTAGTTGAACCACCGGGAGAGCCTCCACCACCACCAGATGCGGCCCATGACATCACCCCGCCAGTCGTACTGGTTAACGCATAACCACTAACAGTAGGTAAGGCGGTTGGTAATGTGTAACTCTGCGTCCCTGCTACTGCCGGTGCAGCGATGGTTATTGTTCCGCTTGTAGCACCCTTGTGAACAGTTGATGTATTGAACGTACCAGTTGTAAACGTACCCGCCGCCGCTGCCGTACCGCCAATAGCAGGAGGGCTTGCTAGGTAAGTGCTAAACCCAGTCCCGCTAACCGTTGAACTCGCAGACAAGGTTGTGAATGCACCTGCTGCCGCTGACGTTCCGCCAATAGCAGGAGGAGAGGCTAGATAAGTACTAAATCCAGCACCGCTAACCGTTGAGCTTGCTGAAAGCGTTGTAAATGCCCCAGTATTTGCTGTGGTTGCGCCAACCGTACCGTTAATGTTGATTGAAGCGGTACCAGTTAGGTTGGTAACTGTACCGGCTGACGGTGTGCCAATATCCCCGCCGCTAATAAGCAGCGTCCCGGTTGCGTCCGGAAGCGTAATTGTAGGAGTACCAGCAGTTGCAGCAGCCTGTAACGTCTGGGTGCCAGCCCCACTTGCATTGCCTTGAAGTTTAATTGCACTCATTTAAATATTCCAAATTGCCCAGACTTGTCCGGTGGGTATTGTTACTGCATATCCTGCGGCAACCGTTACTGGGCTAACACTAAACCCGTTTGTGTTGCTGGTTAGCGTGTAATTCTGACTGATGACAATCTGAGACTCAAGGATTGGCCCACTACTCCCACCGCCAGTATATATGGGAATATTGAGCGTGTTTCCTACAAACGTAGCCGCTCCACTTGACCCTGTCGTGGTCAGCGTTATAGGGGCCTGATAGTCCGTCCCAGCGGTTGCCGCGCTAATAGCGGTGCCATCCCCTTTCAGAACGCCCGTAATACTTGTTGAAAGCGTAATAGCCGGTGTTGTAGTGGCATTGGCTACTGTGCCTGCCAAACCATTAGCCGACACAACAGAAACCGTTGTAACCGTACCAGAACCACCACCACCACCAGAATATTGGGGGATGTTAAGCGTATTGCCAACAAATGTAGCCGCTCCACTGGTGCCGGTGGTCGTAAGCGTGATTGGTGCTTGATAATCCGTCCCAGCAACAGCCGCAGTGAACGCGCTAGTGCCGTTGCCCTTCAAGACCCCAGTCAGCGTTGCTGCCCCGGTGCCGCCTCTGTTTACAGCTACAGTTGCGCCGTTCCACGTTGCCGACGTAATTGAACCGGGGTAATCAAGCGTGTTTGTTGACCAAGATACGTTGGCCGGTGTTTGGTCGTGTCTGTCCCAACTGCCAGCAGATGTCCCGTTTGCAGTCAGAACAACAGTGGTATATCCACCCGAAGGCACCGACACTACTAATGTAGCCGATGCGTTATTAACAGTTATTGCACCGCTAGACTGGTTATTGTTAAACGAAAATATTACGCCTAATGGCAAAGTCGTTGCATTGGGCAACTGAATAACCTGACCACCAGACCCGGTAACAAAGTAAACCGGGGTTGATGCCGCAGTCAGCGTAATCGTGGTGCCAGATGCAGCAACACTCGTGAACCCGTTAAACGTGGCGTTGGTTGATATATTGCTGTTTGCGTCTTTAACAACAATGCCGCTGGCCGCGTTGGTCGTTACTCCAAGCGCCGTTACAACTCCGG